AACGACGAACTTGAGGGCTTGTGCGACTGCGTCGTCGTGCTTTGTCTCAACGACATCTGTTGCATCAGCTCCCTCCAGCTCAGCAATCTGCGTGACCGCTGCTCGATACTCTTTTGAAATTGCGGAAATGTTGCGTGGATCAGCAACGAGCATTTGCTCTCTGAGAAGATTGCGAAGCTCCTTCAAACGCTCGATTGTGTTCTGTTGTTTGCGTTCTCTAAACGGCAGCGTATGAGTCAGCGTCTCTTTGTCTGGCAGCTTCTCCATCGCTGTCTTTGCTGCATTGTTCTTTTGTTGGTACATGCTGTAGTACTTCTGCACTACTCGCACGGAACGTCCGATGGTATCTGCAATAACCTTGTTTGGAACGCCCTGGTCCTTAGCTTTTAGAATGTAGTTAATTTCAGTCTGCGAGAGTGTTGCTCCATGCTTGCTGTTCACCATGCACGCTCCTTCCGTTCATGTGTGCATTCTCGTTCGTAGCCAGCTATATTGCCCCGTCTGAAAAAATGGCTCTGTGCCGCCGAGATAGCCGCTGCTTATAGGGGGTGAGGGTTACCCCGCCCCATCTTTACCATTGCCTGCTTCTGAATATCTTGCCTTGGCTCACATCGCAAGGAATCTTGTTACTCTTCTCTCTATTGCAGTGGCGGTGAGTAGCTTGTACGTTGTCCTGGCTAAGCGCCGCCGCTTGCCCAGACTCAAAAGGTCCTGCCCAGCAATGACGTTGCGTGTTGTAAAGTCTGAGCCAGTACCTCGATACGGGAACAACTTCATCAACCTCAAACGCATCTGGATGTCCAGCAGGTAGCGCATAGTTAATCGGCTTGCCACAAATAGCGCACGGTAGTCCTTGTGCCATGAGCCATGCTCTTAGCTTCCTTCTAGCGTTGCCGTTGCCTTGCCGAACATTCTTTGCCACTAGATCACCTTGCTAAATAAAAAAGCGCCCTGGTTTGTTACCAGAACGCTTTGTTTTGCGCGAAGCTCTACCATACATAATATTGGGTAATCGAACGACAAGAAGCGACATCATGCGTCTATTTTTATCTGCGGTTATTCTACATATTCTCACCAAACATATTAGATATGAGGTGTAATTCATCGATTGCCTTAAATGCTTCTTGTTCTATTCTCTGAAGCGTCTTAATTGAAGCTAATAGCTTTGATGATACCTCCTGCCATGGAAGACACTGCAAATATCTCCAATTAAGAGTGTCAGCATAGATGGTTCCTTTAGCTTCACAGAGGCCACCATCACCGAGTTGGCTCACACCGTAGAGCAGTGTATAAGCGTCATTGATATAGTCATAATTGTCATTCATTCTCTTTTCTAATAACGCTTCCATATCAATCCGCTTATCAACTCTTGCCATTGTGTCTTGATTTGAGCCCTTACTCCCACCAGCTGAATATGATTGAGCTTTTGCTCCTTCAGTCTCTTGAAGACTCATGATCTGTTGCAATGCTCTTGTATTCTCTCTTGATGCTTCTGCTACACCATGAAAAAACTCTGATGCAGTCAAACCACTGTAATCCATAATTCTCCAAACGTAGATACGTTTAGTTAGAGTAGTTATTTAAATTATAAGATTTAGCTGGTTTGATAGAGAGTTTTCAACATTATGTATACAAGTTTTCTACAACTTATAAACATTATTGTATTGTTGGGCGGAATAATCTCTAATTTTTTATAGGAGGGTGCGCAACCGGTACGCTTGCAAGCCTTTCTCCGCCGCTTTGCGAAATTGCTTTGCGTGCAATTCGCAAGCTGCTTTTTGCTATACCGTTACGCTTTTAGATAGAAAAGCGAAGCAAGTATAGCACATTGAAAATCTCATAATGAGCGTATCGAGCGTAACGGAATTTAATGAGCGCTACCAACAAAATCTACATAATTTTTAGCCTAATTTTTTCAATTTAGGGGTCCTAGAACACTCTAAGACCCCTTTGCGAAGGCTCTACTCAACTAATAAATAATTTAACTAGTCTTTAGAACGGAATGTCAGAATCGTAAAACTCTTCTTCCGGTGCCTGTGGTGCCGTGAATGAAGGCTGGCTCTGCGCTGTGGCAGCTGTTGTTTGAGTCTTGGATAGAAATTCAATCTCCCCTACAACAATCTCTAGTTTGCTACGATGCTGGCCGTCCTTTGTTTCCCAGGAACTGTAATGCAGTTTGCCGTCAATAGAGACCTTTGCACCCTTAGAAATAAAGCGTGAGAGAGCTTCAGCACGTTGACCAAAGACAATGCAGTCAATGAAATTAGGAACATTCTCCCATTTGCCCGTCTGCGGATTCTTGCGGCGGTCATTAACAGCAACGCCAAACGAGAGGATATTTGTTCCTCCTGCAGTAGAGCGGAGCTCCGGGTCTCTTGTAAGGTTTCCGGAGATATTAACGTGATTAATTGACATGTCGAACTCCTAAAAGTACTTATCGATGATTTTTTCAACGTCCATTACACGAGGTGAATATGAGTAATTAGACATTTCCCAAACAAGGAACTTATGTGGAAAGCCTCTAATGTCATCACCATATAGCACTGAAACCCAGTTACCTCGAGACTTGAAATAAATGTGCTCAACACAAGCGTTACTTCTGTCAGTCCAGGTCTTCCCATAAAGCTCTAGAGCGTCACACAACTCTTGGCAGTACTTACTTCGCTCCATGTCTACCAAGCACCTCCAGAATCTCTTCTGGCGTCTTAGGCATTCCTGCTTCAGACGAATAATCATCTATCGAATGAATAATAGAAACCTCAAGCTTTAACGGAAATCCTCTTGTGACACCATACTCAATGCCACTCGGCGTTATATAGTACGAGCACAGGCAACAAAGTACTGACCCATCATCTAAAGGAATCCAAGTCCGTTCAGTACTAAATCCAGAGTGGTCTTCCCAAGGAATATTTTGAGCATCAAGAAGCCTACGCAGATCCTTTGTAACTTTACTAATAGCCATCTAATATCTGCCTTTCTCTAATTGTCTGATAATTACTTCTTATCTAGCACTCACTAAGGGATAAAAAGAATTTCCAAGTTGAATGAACGTTTTTTGTCAAATTCAACTTGATTAAAAATTGCTAATTGCAACAAATTGCAACAAGCGTTTAAGACATGGAGCGATTAGAGTTCTCTTTGTTCAATGGTTCTCAGAGCGTCTCCAAACGCTTCTGCCGCTCCCCTGTCACGTCCAGGAAGCAAATGAGAATAGATTCTCAATGTCGTTGCTGGGTCGGCGTGGCCAAGACGCTCTGAAAGAGTCTTTAAATCGACTCCGCTTGCTAAACACCAAGACGCGTGAGTATGTCTGAGTGAATGGAACGTGATACCTTGAGGTAGCTGAAGAGTGCGTCTCATACGTGTAAATGACCTCGAGACGCTCGTAGGTCGCATATAAGAGCCATCAAGACTAATTAGTGGTGTGGAAGACTCTACAAAGGTAATATGGGCTTTCTGAAGCTTCATGTAGTCGCTAATAAAGCTGATGTCCGAATCAGTAATAGCTATGTTTCTTGATCTCTTGCCCTTTGTTGATTCTCGCCTGTATGGCTTTCTGTAAGATTCCTCAATAACAGTGCCGGATACGTGGATGTGCTTATATAGCATGTTCACGTCACTGTATCTAATAGCACAGACCTCACCGCAGCGCATACCAGTCACCAACGAAAGCCATGCAGCAAATGCACAAACAACACGAGAGTTAAACTCATTCTCTTGAATGGCTGTGGTAATTCTGGAATTAATAAGGGTACTTATTCCAGCAAATCCCCATTCTTCAATGGATACTGCCTCATGTACTTCCCTGGACGGTTTAGCTACATTAATAAGTGGGTTATAGTCGCATATTCCAGCGGAAACAAAGTAATTGTACGCACCTCTCAAGAACTGATGCAGGTTAATTACACTATTTCGAGACAGTCCCTTCTTCAACAGATCCTGTTCAAAAGAGGTAAGTAAAGAGGACGTAACACTCCTTACGTCCTCTTTGCCAAGCCTTCCATTGATATGGTTTCTAATGAAGCCTTCATGCTGCCTTGTAGTGTTAGGACTCGCGCCGTTCCTACGCTTAATCGACACGTATTCAAGGAGTAAATCCGTAAGCTGAGTGCTTTTAACTTTACCGTCAGATGTAATGTGAGAAGCCCACATACTGGCTAATTCTTCAGCTTCTTTCTGCGTTTTAGCTGCAGGAAAACTTGCGTATGGCTGAATGATTTTGCCGTTGAGATTCCTTCCCAAGTAAAGTCGACAACACCAAATACCGTTCGAATTTAGTCGAACTTTTATTGAGCGATTCATTAGTACCTCTTCATATACACGCCTTTGAAGCGTCTCCACTCAAGGATCAAGCCAATCGCATTTGCTTTCCGTGCTGCGTCATATCCAAGAGCGATACCCTCGTCCTTTGCAACTGCCTTAATTTCCTTCATCGTCATTTTTTCGAGACGTTCTCTGTCGGCTTGCTCCTTTGCTTTTGCGTCAGCGTCCATTACTGCTCCTTTCTGACAAACCTGCTTGTGATGATGAATGCAAGAGCGATTGCTCCAAGTCCTGCTGCAACCGCAACGACTGCGTCGTCTCCAGTTGCTGGTAGAGCTGTCTTCTTAGCCTTCTTGACTTTCTTTGTTGGCTTAGCTGGCTCTGGCCGTGGTTGTGGCTCTGGCTCAGTCTCCTCTGGAGTAGGCTGTGGCTGTGGTCCTGGATTAGGCTCTGGCGTTGGTGTTGGAGTTGTTGGTGTCTCCGGCTCAGTTGGACGATTGTCGCCGTTGCCGTTTCCGCCGCTGTCTTGGCTGACAAACTGATAACGCGAGCCCTGCGTGGTCTCGCGGCTCTT